AGGAATCTTCTTACACTTCTTCTCATCGTAGCAGTAATAATAACCCTGCTTACACTTCTTCATTTACTTTTTTCTGGGTTATTATTATTTAGAAAACCTTGCTTGAGTAGTTTTTGGAGTTCTGATGTTGACCCAACAAATACTGCGTTATTGGTGACAGTGTTTGGTCCTTTATTGTTTCCAACATTCTCTTCAACATCTTTCAACTTTTTCTGCAAGTCGATAAGTTTATCAGTAGTATCAGCAACACTCTTAATCAACTGACCAGCAACTTCATATGCTCTTGGACTACCACCTTCACCGGCGAGTTCCATAATGCCATTTATTGCCTCTTGCCCCTTTTCAATTAAAGAATACAAATTTGCTCTTGTGTATTCATAATCTTTTGAAATATCAGTTTTTTGTTCAGGTTTTTTAATGCTCCTAGGAGTATCATCTACCTCAACAATACTGCTCTCAACATTGAGAGCGTTATCAATAGCATCAAATTCAGACATAAGTATTAAATATCAGATTGTTGTGTGGGACTATAAGACTTGGAATCTCCTAGGTATTCCCAATTTTCGTTGAAACCAAAGTCATCATCTGGTTCAACGAGAGCATCATCTTCAACAGTAAGTCTATGAACAACAGCACTCTGTAAGTGCTCAACATTTGATGTTCCTTGATATCCTCTTTGTACTGTTATGTTTTGTGAATCTGGAATAGACGTTACCAGCATTATTTCATTATCAATGATAATTCTATCATCAACTGAGAATGGAGCACTTCCACCAACTTTCAAGAGTAAACTGGAATCGTTTACAGTCTCTGTTAGATAAGAAGAGGCGTCATTATTGTAATCCTTCTTCGCTTGTGGAGTAGCAACATATCTCATTTCACGTTTAGCAGTTCTAGTATTTGTACTGCTATACATATCAACTTGAACTTTTTTGATAAGACCTTCGGAACTATCTGCGATAGGACCAAACAGATATGTTTTTGCCGTAAACCGTAAGGTATAAATTAATGATCTCCTTGTTGAAAAATCTCCTTCATAATCGTCTTGGAAATTTATACTACTTAAAGTAATAGGGATATCTCTTTTTTCTCCTATTGCATCTACTAGATCGATAGTCAAATTAAATGCTGGTTGGAAATATGGTAATATTTGTTCGACAATTTGTAAGGCATCGTCATTTAGTTTACATAATATATTAAGTTCAAAATCAATATTATAAGGAACGGGCATGAATACCTTTTTTACTGTTCCGCTATCACATACCTTAAATGTTTGTGTGATACTAGACTTTCTAGTTGGGTCATATGATATACCTACCATCTCAAAAGACATTCTTGGTAGGGTAATTTGAACCGCTCTATTTAATTCTGACTGCTGTTCTAGTCTCGCCAAGAACTTTTGGACAGGACCATATGCCAATGGAACTCTAATATCACTGATAGAATTTCCATCTCCGTCTTTATGTCGGATATGAATTTGATTGAAAAGAGTACCAAAAGATATGATAGTCTTTCGTATTATTTCGTGATAATAATAAGTTCCTAGCATTAATAACTACCAAATGGGTTTGATTCTGTAAAATCTAGAATGAGATCTGCCTCTTCTTCAATTTCATCATTTTGAGTGTATTTATCATACGTATCCATCTGGTCAAATGTTTGTAATGCGTATTGTGCTCCGGAGTCTTTTCCTGTAATAACTTCACCTGGGAAGAACCCTAGTTGAGTTGAACCAATACTTACATTTGATATCTTAAGAATCTTAGTATCTTTATCCCATTCTTTAACCCTTGCTTCCGTCTTAGATCTAGTTCCAATAATAATCTCATTAAACAAATAAGTTCCAATACCAGTCAGTAATGGAGGATCGGAAATGGTAACAGTGGCACTCTGAGTATATCCAATTCCTGGATTTGCAATATATATCGATTTGACAATATCATCAGAACCAGACTTGCCAACTGAGGCAATACCAACTGCGGTTTGACCAATTCCACTAATTTGTAATTCTCCTGGAGCAGAGACTGTTACGACTGGTGCTGTTGTGTATCCAACTCCACCATCACTCACAATAAATCTTATTACACCTCTATATGATGTTTCGATGGAGCATGTTGCAGCAGCACCAGATCCTCCGCCACCACCATATATTGAAATTGTTGGAGGAACAGTATAACCAGCACCAGCATTTGTTAAGTAGATAGACTTAACCGAACGAATTCCACCTATAGAAGTTGTTATTGCAACTGCAGTTGCATTATCACCTGGTTGACCTGATGGTGATGTGCTAATAGCAACTAGTGGATCAGAAAGATACCCAAAACCATCATTATTCAAGAATATTTGTCTAACATATCCAGTATCAAGACTGACACTGGCGGTTGCTGTTCTACCAACACCAACCAATCGTAGAGTTGTAATATATCCTTCTTCCTGAACTTGTGTGTCTATTTCTTCAATAGTAGTATCAATGACTTCATCTTCATATTCAAAGAGTTCACACTTGAGTTGATAGACGTAATTTTTTCCTAACTGGTAAAATGGATCTTCATGCTCTACAAACTTAACTTCAAACAATCTCTGACCTAATGGGAAGTAAACTAGGTCACCTTCTCTTGGTCTTGTCGGAGATATCATCTCAGAATCTTCTGTCCCATCATCAATACCACTCATAAATGGTGCAATAAAGTCTTCAAACCTTTCCTTTGATATTGTGATGGTCAATTCATCTCTCAAACTCATACCAAACTTGGTTAAGACATCACCTGCTCCACCATAACCATCGTAAGTGTTTACATACGCTTCAATAGCAAAGTTATCATCAAACTTTGATGACTGAATTTCTTCAATGATAGTTTGCCTTCTTACAAATTTTCTTGGAATGTATGTAACTTCAAGTCCATACATTCTCATCTGCTCATTGACCAGATCTTGTATTAGACGCTGCTCACTGGCAGTACCTTGTAAGAAAAAGGGATTAAGTGCCATTATCCAATAAAGTCGTATGGTGGAAGTTCGTGCTCCATGGTCATTCTTGACTTGAGTTCCGCCAGTTCTCTTTCAGCATCTTCGTATATCTCTCTACCATTAAATTCAATACCACCAGGCAGTTTTACGCCTCTAAACTTAATTAGATTTTGACCCCACTGTCTCTTGATTAGAGCAGTAAGATATTTCTTCATAAAACTATCATTGTATAATTTACTGAAATCTGATGGGTTTAGTGCGCGGTAGCAATCAATAACTAAGAAGTTATCTACACTCTGAGAACCCCAGTCAAGATCCAAATATAGTCTATTCTGTCTCTTGTTGAAACGAATTTGTTTATCTGTCGTAAGCAAGTGATCAATGTCTTCAAGATAACTCTTAACCATGGAGTATTGAAGAAGTTCAACGGAGTTGAAATAATATAAGTCGTTTAAAAATAACTGATACTTGATACTAAACATTCCACCAGAAATAGAACTAGTATCAAATCTAAATATTTTTTCAATACCAATTACCGAGTCTGGTACTTGGATATAGTTGGAATTTTCATAGAAATTGAAATTTGTAGAACCATATCCAGTTATGGATGATGTTCCTGTCGTCGTAACAATACCTACGCCGTTAGTTCCAGATGCCTTTCCTCTATCAATATCACTCTGAGAGATTTTGTATTTGAGATACATTCTCTCAACGCCATCAAAATGTCTTTCCTGAAAATATTGAATGGCATCATCGACAAGATCGTCAATCTGATCTTCATCAACGTTGATTTCGAGTACTGGCGCACCCAAACGTCTTAGACAGTAATCAATTAATCCTTGTCTAGTTGATGGTTGCGCCATTTCTTACTTTTCCTCTAATTGTTCTTTCAAATTAGCATTTTCTTCCAACAATGCTTCAATTTGTTCTTTATAGTCTTGTGTCAAAGTGGTTAATTTTGCTTCAAGAAGAATATTTTGATTTGTAAGTTGTGATAGTTTTGTATGATATAATTTCATCAAAACATTAACATCCACTTCACTTTGGTTTTCCATTCTTTAGAAACTTCCTCCGTCTAATGTTGTAGTCCAAGTTGGTTTATTAGTATATATTACACTAACACCACCGGTTGGTATTGAAGCTAGATCTTCAATAGCACCACTTTGACCTTCTCTTCTTAGGTTGTGTGAATTTGTGAATACTCCCTCAACACCTATCAAATCAACTGTGGTTGATGAACTTACGGTTGTTTCTACAACACCATATGCGCCACTAGTATCCTGTTTGATGATATCTCCTGCGGTTGCGGAAATAGCATTGTTCAAACTCAAAGTGTTCTTTGTTACCGCAGTTAGTATTTGCTTAGAAGTTGGTACAGAAGTAGCAACAGCATTTGTGGATCTTTGTAGACCTTGACTGTCAAAGTATACAACACCACCTAGGTTATAGTTACCAGACTGGTAGTAAAGACCCTTTACATCAAGGAAACCTTTGGTTCCCGATACAACACTGTTTGTAATGCTAGCATCTGGAACGTAAGTCCATCTTCTGCTATCGTCGGCATGTGTTCCGTGGTTGTCTGCATCAGCAGTGCTGTCTGCAATAGAACTATCATCAAAACCAAAGAAACCAGTTAATTGGTTTGAGGTTCCAGTTGCAGTATTGTATGCAAATGATAAACCTCTATCAGTATTGGTATCATATGCATGAGTAATTGTCAGTTGTGTTGTTGTCGAAATACCAGAAATGGTACTTGAATCAACGGTAATTACTTTTGTTCCAGTATTGTAAGCAGTGACTGTTGATACACCAGAAGCAGAAAGTGCAGCATTACCACTAACAACATCACCAGTATTAATACCAACAACAGAGTCTAGTGTGATTGTGTTTGCACCACTAGAAACTGTTGCCATAACAGTTCTAACACTGGTTACATCACCAACGTGAATGATTGGATCATTTACAGTTGCTGATGTGGAATTAACTTGTGTTGTAGTACCATCAACTTGCAGGTTACCTTTAATAATAACCGTACCCTCATTACTCAATCCATCGGGATATGGATCGATGTAAATGGTATCAGTTCCATCATCGGTTGATGAAATTACATTATCTTCAATCTTGATAGAATCGAAAATTGAAGAACCAGCTACGCTGATAGAACCACCAACGTTGAGGTTCTTTTCAATACCAACACCACCTTCTACTACCAGTGCGCCAGTATCTTTATCAGTAGACTCTGTTGAGTCTGCAATGACTATCTGTACTCCACCATCGAAGTACCAGTCAGCACCTTCAATTTCAAATCTATCGTGAGTTGCCTCATCATAACGCATTCCTACGTTATCATCATCACCAAAAGTGAGATATGTGTTATCTGGAAGTCTTACACTTCCAATACCATTTGGATCTAAGTTAATATCACCGTCAGTATCTGTCGATGAAATTGTGTTTAGGTCAATTCTTAAATTATCTACGTTCCACTGGTCAACCTTGAGTGAAGATGCTCCACCAAGACCAGAGTTCGTTGCAGGAGCAAGAACTGCTACAACACCGTTGTCACTATTTCGTGTGTTTGATACCCCAGCAATAGTTCCTGGGGAGTGCTCCATCATGGAGGTGTAGTAGTATCCACCAACTGGATTTACGTTGCTACCATCATCTCCGACAAAAATTCTGTCCTTATATTGGTTAATACCGCCGTAACTACCAATACCAGTTACGTATGCTAATTCACCCCAATTTAGACTTCCAGGTTTATTAGTACCCGAGGATCTTTTAATCCTGATAATACTTGCCATGTCAGAAATTTCCTCCGTTAATGTCTAAATTCTGTGTTGCGCCTGGTGTTAGGGTTAATGTAGCATCCCATTTTTTGGTCGTTCCATTATATACAAGCACCATGCCATTTAAGAGATTAGAGGCATTAACATCGCTAAGTTCAGCCAAAGACAGACCTTGAGCACCCGCAAGTGAAGATATAACCTTTACCGCTGGTTGTTGCCCTACTCTGACCTTAATTTCAGCCATTTATAAACAGTTCAGGATCTAAAATATATTTATACTCCTTCCAATCCAACAGTTCCCAATTTGGTAAGAACTTCTTGTTGTTTCAGATAAAGTTTATAATAACATTTAGCAATATTCCTTAACTCTTCAACATCATCAATTGAGTTTATTTGAGATTCATACTTATAATATTCAAAAGACTTGCTTAAATTTTCTAATTCAATTTTGTTTGGATCCATTAATAAACTCCCTAAGTAGATTTTTAATTTCAGAGATATCCTCTTTGATTTTGTCTATCTCTTCACGTTGTTTTTTCTTTTCATTTTTCATTCTAATATATTGAGAATAAGCGAAGGTATCGCAGTTTACAATAGCTCCGCTATTCTCATCTCTGAAAAGATTTTTTTCTCCTTCTACTGGTATCATTATGCTAGTGCTACAACTCTTAGATCTTTGAACTCTGGTGGAGTCGCTTCATTGGTAGAATTCATAACTATCTTAATGGCAAATCCAACAAATGGTTCTAAGTCATCAGCGGTGAACTGATACTCTAAGAATTCTCCATCGTTACTTGGTCTTACGAAAGCATCTGCTCTTCCAGTATTATTGGCAGAGTTAATAACTCTATCACCAAAACCATCACCATCAGTATCATCGAGGTTATCATATCCTGGGAACAGGACGAATGACTGTTCAATTTCACTCGAGTCAGTTCTATAAAGTTGATATAGAACTCTGAAATCTGCTGCCGAAGGTCTGTTGGCAGCAACAAGAACTTTCAGTGAAGATGCTGGTTGTTTTAGGTCAACTCTGTTTGAAATATAAACAGAACTGTGTGGGTCGCCAGTGATGAGGTTAGATCTTCCATCGATAGTATAGTCAGCAATTGGGTTATTGACTCTACTACGAGACAATATCATCAAAGCATTTTGAGTATCAAGGACAGGTGACAAATTCTCATCTTCACTTTGAAGTTTTACTCTCAATGTGAATGACTTATTGTTTGGTAGAGATGAAAGACTATTGGTCTCATTCTTCTCAGAACATACAAGTCTTGGAGATGACATGAAGTTCATCTTATTGAGTTGAACTGCTTCAAAACCTTGATCGAGGAATGATGGTTCGGAACCACCTGAACTTGTTCCAGAAACAGTTCTTATCTGAGATGAAACAGATGTTCCTCTTCCTGGTGTAATTGTATTGATGTATGGTTGAATGCCAGTGAACTGATAGTTTTGTGTGGCAGATATTTGAGTTCCACCAGCGACTTTTTCATCAGTGAAACTTAACTGACTATCACCACTATCTCTTCCAGCACGACTTACTTGCAGATGATAAGTATCAAGTTCTCTTAGAGAACTTAGAGAAACTGTGTTTGGTAGACCGTGTGTGGTGTTGATACTTGTCAAAGATATGCCATTGAGTTCATACTTATTGCAGTATGTTCCAGAAGCATGGTTGCTAACAAGGGTTCCATCAACTCCTCTTGTGCTAATGCCAAGAGTTCCAGCACCACCAGAACCTGCATTTACTGAGGTGTAGTAAATGATCTCATTATCGACCTTTACATAACCTCTTGCAGAAGAAATGCCTTCAAACTGAGCAAATGCGCCAGTATTCGCAATGGAAATGAGGGTGTCATTTAGACCAAGATTTCCTGTAAGTTCTACTGGAATGGTATCGGGTTCAATATTCTTGATTTCAACCAAGTTTGTATCAGAATGCATTCCGTGGTTGAACTGTTTGATTCCAACCACATTTCCAGAATATAGTGGGTCAATTTCAGAAGAAGCACCTCTAATAACTGTACTTGCAGTTGCAACAGGATTGGAACCACTGTAGTAAATGAGTGGTTGATTGTTAACAAACGACTCACCCTGAACATTAGTTACATAGAGTGTATCCAAACCATTGATAGTAGAAACTGAAATTCTACCTCCCGTA